AGCTAAATTCGGCTGAGCACCGGGCAATAATCGAGCCGTTGCACTGGCCCATGTCGCCGTCGTAAATTTCGAGATCAAGGACATAGGTCTGGCAATCTTCAGGTGCACACCCCGGCCAATTTTGTGCGCTGGTATCAGGCTGCACGCCACCGCAGGTGCCAACACATAGTGGATCTTCCGTCTCCTTGTTGTACACATTGGCGATGTATGAGGCTTGCCCATCCACGGGCGTCCAACTAAAGCTGATCGATCCATCCTCGTTGCACTGGACCGAGAGGTCGCAGTCGTCGGAGCTGGACGACGAGGAAGTGGACGACGAGGAGGATTCGCTGGACTCGGACGACGAGGACGAGGCGGAGTCGCTGGACTCGGACGACGAGGAAGACGGGCAATCGCAGCAGCCTTCGTAGCGATTTAAGGCCCAGGACGTTGTCTGCGGAACCAGGCAGTGGGCCTCGATGTTGAGGGTAATTGTCCGCGTGTAGACGGCGATTTGCCCGTTGACGCACTCGATTGCCTCCTGGACGAATTGGAACGGATCGCATTCAGGCGGAGGCGGCGGAGGCGGCGGTGGATCGCTGCTGGATTCGGAGTGAGAGGGCTCGGACGACGACTCGGAGGACTCGGAGGACTCGGACGACGAGTCGGAGGACGACTCGGAAGACGAGGAGGAGGAGGACGATTCTTCTTCGGGATCTTCAATGAACCACCATCGCCGGCCGTACTTGCCGGCCTGCTTGTAGAGGAAGACGCGGGTGCCTTCTGGCACCCAGCCGCCCTCTTTGTTCTTGGCAATGCAGTATTTGTCGGTCCAGGGATAGTAGCTGACCGCCTGCAGGCCCGGCGTTTCGGTGAAATGCCAATCCTCGAATCGCACGACGAACGTGTCGGCTTCGGAGCTTTTCCGCGGGTAGACGCGATGCTTCGCGTTTGTGGTGGTGATTCCGGTCCGTAGCAAGCGCCCGGGCGAGGATTCGCGCGTGAGCTGCTGCAGGCGCGTGTTGAGGTTCTGCTGTTGGTTGTGCAGACGTCGAACCGCGTCGGCGATCGCCGACATCGATCGATCGTCGAATTGGTGCAGTTCGGTGGTCATGGGGGGAAAGAGGTTTCAGGTGTCAGTGTTCAGGTTTCAGGTAAGAAATCGCAGGTCAGGTCTTCCTGAACACTGAAACCTGAAACCTATCGTCACACTTCGCTCGTCTCGTACTCGCACGGATGATCGGGCGTGGTCCAGTTGGTGACCGTCACCGTGTTCTTGTCCCACTTGAGCGTACTGTCTGGGTTCAGTTTCAGATTGGTGACGGTGCGGGTGATCGTGGTGTCGGTCAGATCCAGCTCGCCGCCATCGGCGTTGGCCGTCGTGATCGTGCCGCTGCTGTTGGCCGTGACGGTGCCGCCGTAGACGTTCACGGTAGTGACGGTCTGGTCCCCTTCGGTTTGGGCTGTACCGCCGTAGACGGTCAACGTGGTCAGGGCGGCCCGAATCACCGCGCTTCCGCCGGACTGGTATACGGTGGTGACCGTGGCCCCCTCGCCGATCCACACGCTGGCGGCTCCGGAGATACGCACGGTGGCGGCGGTGGCCGTTTCGCCGTTGCGCCATGCCAGGCCCACATAGCCACCTTCGCAGATCAATGTGGTAATGGCGGTACCAATCAGATATAACCCGCGGTTCCCGGTGGATGGCGTGGCCGTCTTGGTGACCAGTGGACTAACGGCGGCGGAAGTCAGATCGATGTAGGCCGCGCCGCTGCCGGAGAATTTGAAGTAGGACGGGTTGATCCGCAGGAAGTTGTTCTCGTCCGCCATGTCGTTGCTGTACCCGTCGTGGACGATGAAATCCCCCAACGCCAACGCGGACAGCGAATCCAGCCCGTCCGTGATCGCCTGCGAGCTGCTGGCCGGTACCGACACGTGATCGCCGGCCTTGGGGATGGCCGTGTACGTCACATAGTTCGCGGCCTTCGTATCCGGATCCACCGAATCGGTCAGCCGCACGTAGACGGTGTTGAAGCCAAGCGTATCGTTGTCGCCCCAATCCCACTGGCCGGCGGTCAGCGCTCCGGCCGTGCCCTCGGTCATGTTGGTGCCGTCTTCCTGGACGTTATCGGGATCTTCGAGGCTCGGATCCCCGCCGCCGGAGGCTTCCAGGTAATACTCGCTGGTCCCGGATCCGGACAGGGTCCACTTGTAGCCGGCCGATCGAATCGTGATGGCCTTCCAGTTATCCGGCTCCGAAAGATCGCCGGCGGCGCCGGAAGTGCCGCCGACCCAGGTTTTGTTTGCGGGCATGGTTGGAGAGTCCTTAGTGTTTGGTTACGTGAAGATTCCGGCGAATGGGGCGAGTCGCTGAAACATGACCTCTGAATAATGAACCGGGCGATACGTGAGGACCACGGGGCTACGCCCCCCTCTCTTGATCGGCTGGCCGTCGCCATCAAAAAAGACCGGATCCATGATCGGCATCTGGTCGAAATCCAGGATCCGTTGGGTCGGTGGTTCGCCCTCCAACTCGTCGGACGCCGAAATGATGCCGCCCCGCCCGTCCGGATCTCCGGCCATCGCTCGGCGATCGATCCCTCGATCGTAAATCTTGAGTAACCAGCCTTCAGGATTGACGTCGATCCAAATCTGCAACTCCAGGTAGTCGATCGCGTTGTGCGTGCGCATCTCGACCGAAAAATCGCGGATCTTGCCTTGATGCTTGGGGACGGTCTGCTTCAGCCCGCGGTAGTCGAACTGAACCTTCTTCTTGTTGATCACGTTGGTGACCAGGCTGTTGCAGTCGAACCACGCCAAATTCTTCTTGACGCGAATCACCTTGCGTCCATGATCGGCTTCCGGGGCTGGGTCGAAGCGAGTCATGGCCGAGTTGAGGACCGGGCCGACCATGCCCTTCGGCCAACACTGCGCCGACATGCCGACGAAGCCGCTGATGTACTCGGCCTGTTCGACAGGCTTGGTGTATTGGACCGTGTTGACGCTGATATCCGCTCGCCAGTCCAGCGGGTTGTCGGACGGTTTGCCGTTCTCGTCTTTCTTCTCGTCGTTGTCGTCCGGGACGGCGTAGTGGAGGGTGGCGGTCCAGACGTACGTCGAGCCCAACTCGCGCGCCGGCACGATCCGCCTCAAGACGGCCAGCATTGAGACGTCGTTTGCGTACGCGTACAGATCGCCGAACATGGCGATGTTTGCGACGACGTACGCCAGAGCTTGCTGCGCCTGGTCGTTGGGATCGTCGGTAAACAGACGCCAGACGGCCGTGTACTCAGGCTTGAAATCCTGGTAACTGCCCGTGGCGCCGTTCCAATGCAGTTGGTGCTGGTAGAAGGCCATGGTTTGTTGTACCGGCTTCAGCCGGCTGTTTCCGCCTGAAGGCGGGACTACGAACTAGATCCGGTGAGTCGTCACCTTGACGGGCTCTTTGGTGTTCGCGGCAATGGCGGCCAGGTGCGCATTTGCCCTGACCTGTTCGCGGTGAATTTTTTGCTGAAGCATCTGCTGCTGGCGCGCTTGCCGGAGCGCCGCGGACACTGCGCTGACGCCTTGCGTGGTGCCCACCTGCAGGGCCGCGGTACCTGGCGTCTTGGTCACCGGCGGGGTCGGTTCGGGATGTGGCTTCAGATCGTCGACGGCTTCCTTGGCCCGCTCGATGGCTCGCTTGACGTCCGCAAGGAATTTGTCTCCGGGCCGGCTTTTCCAAAGCTCTTTGGCTTTTTCAAAGTTTTCGCCAGACGACTTCCATAGTTGATCGGTGAAGGCTTTATGAGCGGCTGCCATCACCCCCGCCTTCTGTGATACTCGCCGCATTGCTGCGCTCGTTTCGTCGATCTCGCCTGCCCAGCCGATCTTTGCGGCCATGGGGCGGATCAAATCTAGCGTATCCTGCACCATGTTGATGATACGGTCGAATGCCTCTCGAAAGGCGCCAATCATCACGTCGCGAACCGAAGACGAGATAGCCGCCAACGCCTGCACGCCTGCGGCCAGAAACCTAAATCCGCTTCTGAGCTTTTGCACGGCATTCATGACGCCGGCGATCACGTTGGTTACCATGTCCATGCCGCGGGTGATCATGTCGGCGGCGGCGCCCCCTTCGGTTCCAACCTCGAGGAGCCTTTCGGCCAACACGGTCACGATCGGGGCGGCGGCGACGGCGACACGTCGAAGGAGCCCATTCAACAAGGTTCTTGTTTGTCTGATTGCGGCGTTGGCCTGCAAAACCTTATCGACATCGATTTGCGAAACGGTGTTGCCCAGTTGGTCCGATTCGTTGGCCAACGATCGGATTCCGTCAGCGCCCTGGCGGAGCAGCGGCAATATCTTGAAAGCGTCGCCGCCGAATATTTCGTCAGCCAGAAAGCCGCGGGTTGCCTGGTTCTTGATACCCGCAAGAGCCTCGCCGATCGTCGCCAGCCGCTCCGTCAACGGCATATCGGCGAGCTTTCGCCCGTCCAGATTCAGTTGGCGGAGGGCCTCGGCGGCGGGGCCTATACCGTCGCGAATGGTCTCCCCAAGACGGATATTAAGCTCTTCGATGGCGCCGGTCAGATCGTCGCGATCGATGTTCAGCTTGTCGGCCGCGTACTGCATACGCGACAGCTCGTCGACCGCGGCGCCCGTCTGCACGCTCAGCTTGCCCAGCGCGGCAATGGCGTCCCATTGCGGCTTGGTCGCAGCGGCCAACGAAACGGCTAGGCCGGCGGCGACCCCGGCCACCGCGGCAAAGGCTTTGGCAACACCTATTGCCACGGCCTTGACGCGCACGCCAAACTTGCGCACGTGCCCGACAGCGCCATCGAAGTCCCGCTGCAGCGACGCGGTATGAGCGCTCAGCTTGATATTCAGATTGGCGATCGTGCGTTTGGCCACGACAGAAGACCTTGGAGCTTAGGGCTTAGAGCTTAGAGCTCGTTTGAGTCGCACGTTGTACAAGCGGCGTCGCTTGGGCAGGCAACAGCGTTTGTATTTGCGGCCGGATCCGCACCGGCAGGAAGAGTTGCGAAGCGATCGGACGGTGCGGGCTGCCTTGGCGAGACCGCGTCGCAGCTTGTCAGCGTCGAGTTGAATGGGGATCATTGAGTTCTCTCCTGAACACTGACACCTGACACCTGACACCTCTCCCGTTCCCACTCGGCCCACTTCCGCTGGTGCTCTTCGAGGACCTGACGATGGGCGTCGAAATCGAAGTCCTCGAGGGGACCGGCGAAGTAGGGCCAAGTGAGCTGGGGGAGAGTGGCGGATTCGGGCAGAAACTCGAGATTTGCGTATGTACACGAAACCGCGTTCCGCCAGTCCGCCCGCTCCTCGCCCCACGGTTCCAACTCGTAATACGCCTGCCAATCGGAGAATTGGTCCCAAGTCAACGGCGCGTCGGCGTCGGTCCCGGTAAAGAGCTGATCGGGATGCGGGCACTGCAGCGCTAAACAGAGCCGGAAGGCAAATCGGCGAGTTGGGGACCGGTCGAGTCTGTTTTTTTTTGCTCCACCTCGTTGTCGTCGTCCGGACCCAGGTTGTTCAGTTGGGTCGCCGGGCCCAGCAGCTCGCTGCACGCCCCGATCTCGCCCGACAACCAGTGCAGGCGCAGCGGCGTCGCAAATTGCAGATTGCCTTGATCGTCGACGATCGAACGTGACAGCAGCTCCAGCCCGAAAACGTAGCCGGCTTTCTTGTCCAGTACGTTGCCCTGGTCGTCTTTGTCGAGCGTTTCGGAGAGCTCGACGATGTCCAGCTTGTCCGGGCCGGACAGCCGCTGCAGGCGGACATCGCAGCCCCACGCCTTGCACGGCACGTCGAGGTGCGTGGGCCGGCCCTGGGTGATCTGTTCGAAGGTTGCGGTCATGGTTGCCCCAAATTAAAAGACCAAAAGGACGAAAAGGACAGAAACGACCAGGCGTCAGAGCTCCTGGAAGGTGACGACCTGTTGGGCGAGGGAGATGATGGTGTCGTCCGGCAGCGTCAAGAGTCGCAGCAGGCCCTTGCCGCCGGGACACAATAGGCGGTGGTGATCGATGGGCACCAGACACCGCTGAATCAGTCGGCAGAGCTGCTCCTTGTCGCCCTTTTTCGCGATCGCCAATCTCTTCGGGTCGACCTCTGCTCGTTCAAACAGCTCTTCCTGTTTGAACAGTTGCTCCGGCTCCATACGCCGGATTCGGACGGCGCCGCCCAGCGCCGGCACCAGAATCTCGTCGAATCGCGGGCGAGTGTCTGTGACTCGCGGCGCCAGGTAGGGTGGGCTCAATTCGTCGTCGGCCGGCTTGGTGCCGGCCGTCTTAGTCGTCTTTGTTTTGGCCATGATAAGTGATGTTTCCTCGGAAACTAGATCGAAAATCAGGTGACCGTGATATCGCTGGTCCGTTGGACTTTCACCTCGCAACGCATCGTGGCGTTTGCAGCGTATTCCTGCTCGCCCACGGCTTTGACCTTGCAGTCGAATTCCTTCGTGATGGGCGTGGAATGCGGCGTCACAAGTTGAACCGAAACCTCATCTCCGCTTTCGAACAGCGTGGTCCACTTCTCGTGTTCCGTGTCATCTTCCTTGTAGTGCAGCAGGATGGTCATTTCGGACGCCTGCTCGACGCCGAGAATCGGCACCTCGAAATCGTCGCCCAGCTCGCGGCCCTCGACTTCTTCGCGCGAGCGTTGCGGTGGGGTGGCGGTGATGACGCCTGGGACAACATCGAAGGCTGCACCGTCGTCGTCCAGTTTGATGACGGAGCCGAGAGCGATTTGTTTGTAGGTGGTCATGGAGAGCTCGCTGTCTGTAGGACCGGTCTGGAGACCCGTCGCTTTTTGCACAGACGGGCCTGGAGACCCGTCCTACGTCTGGAAAAAAGATTACGATTTTCGCACCGGCGCGCGCGCTTTTTCACGATCGGCCGGGGCTAGATTGCCAAAACGGGGTCTTCTTCGCCGCTGGGGTCAACCACATCGATCAAAGCGTAGGCCCCATAATTGCGGATGGACGAGGCGATCGAGTTCCAGGAATCGATCCCGAACCCGCCCCCGTTCCACGCTTCGTCCCAAGAGTTCAGATACAACACGCGGTCGCCTTCGAGCCACTCAAGTGCACAGATCGCATGCCCACGCCGGCCATAGCAGATCGGCCGCGTGCGAAACAGCGAGGTCGCGAATTCCAGCTTGGACCCGATGTCCAGCCACCGCAACGAACGATAGTTTCGGCTGATGTCCTGATGGCCGGCCGGCAAGGGCGTCCAGAGCCCCTTGGACCGCGGCCAGTAATCCTGGGGCAAGATCCCCACGGATTGCGATCGGCGTACGTTGTCTCCGATGTTCGAACCGCGATCGCGCCCACCGCTGGTGAATTGGTACACCGTCCACGGATTCAGCTTGATCCGCTGCAGGCCCGCCAGCTCGCGAACGACCGTAATCGCGCCGGTGACGCACTCGGCGGCGCACGAGCCGTGCCCGTTTTGGTCGAGTACGTCCCACACCCTTTCGGCCAGGTCCGACCGCCCGTAGTACTTGTGCCATTCGCTTTCCGGGATGACCGGCAACTGGTCCCGGTACCGGGCCACGCCGGCCAGTTGTCCACACGGTTCACTGCGAGGCAAGCAGCCGGCGGCTTTGCCGCGTGGCACTCGCAGCGGAGTGGTGCGGCGCTGGCCTCGCAACAGTTTGATTCTCGCTCGTCGTATCACCGGTGGTGCTCCAAGATCTCAATCACGTCATCGGCCGTCGCCGGCAGACCGCCGGCGTACAGGACTTGGCCGGACTCACTGATCACCAGCAGGACAGGCAGCGGAATGTTGTGCTCCGCCAGGTATCCCAAGAACTTCACCATGGCCGGTACCGGCTGGTCGTGTTCGTCCTTGACGGATCGATCCTTGAACCAGCGGCGGATCTTGTGTTGGTCCAGATAGTCGGCCAGTTTCGCGCTGCTGATGACAAGGGCCTGGTCGGCAGTCCGCCGGGTCCGATCCTCGATCACAATGCACCACGCCGCCGGCTCCGTTGGATCCGGCGGCGGGGGAGGAGGGGGCGGTGAATTGCCTCCCAGTTGGACGCGTTCGGCCGCGATTGACTGTTTGACGTCGTGTGGGATGAACACCACCGTAAACACGTCGCCGAGGTCGCCTTGCCAGGCAAGGATCGATCCTCCGGACTTGAGCAGCGATGCCCGGCCCGGATAGGGCGCGCCGTCCTGCAGGACAAGCCAGCGGCCTTCGACCGTGGTGCGCACGCAGGCCGCGGCCTTGCCTTCGGTCGGCAAGACCGATAGTTCCACCGTCGCCAGGTTCTGCGCTGTCACGGTGCTGACAACTGTCAACAGCGCGATCACACAAGCCCGACGCGCCAGCGAGGGTAAGGTTCTCATTGCGGTGTGATCGTCCCGTCGTCAATTTGAGTATCGGGCTTCCGGATCTCGGCCAAGATCTTCACGGTCAGCGCGATAATCTCCGGCAAGTACTTGAGCAACACCGCCAAGAACGGACCGATACTCGCCGGCTCGACGTCGATCTTGCCCAGCGGCTGAGGTTCGGCGCCCGCCGCCAGTGGGGCGGATAGTGTGATGCGAAACATCAGGTTTCCTTTCATGGGGGGAAAGAGGTTTCAGGTGTCAGTGTTCAGGTTTCAGGTAAGAAATCGCAGGTCAGGTCTTCCTGAACACTGAAACCTGAAACCTATCGTCACACTTCGCTTCGACCAGGCCGGTCACGTAGGCGCCGACTACGTCTAACGCCAGAACCGCGCGCACACTGCCAGGTGGAAGCCAAAGCGGTTCGTGTTGGTCCCGCATCACGATCCCTCCTCGTATCCCACGATTTCCAATTGCAGGGCGGCCACGTGAAAGCCTTCGTCGTCGTCGAAAATGCCGCGGGGCAAATAGTCGTCGGCGTGGTCTCGGACAAACAGGGCCTGGACGGTGCCGTCGCCAAACGTGCCGCGGGCCTTGCTGTGCGATCGGAGCTCGTCGGCCGCGTCCAGCACCGCGTCGAGATCTCGCCCGATCACCTCGACGTCGAAGAACTCGCGAAACGGAGCCGTACCTTCCTCGTCGTCGAGCTCGTCTTCGTCGTCGGTTCCGCCCCGCGAGTACCAGATGTACAGCCCGTCGTAGCTTTCCGGTGTCTTGTTCTGGTGCATCCGCTCGGCGCCCACGGCGTCGGAGATGTCCGAGTCGTCGAGCAGGTAGGATCGAAGGTCGATTCCGAGGCTTGACATTTGCGAGTTTCGATTTACGAACTGGCCGCCAGGCTGGCGGCTTCCTTGTCGACTTCTGCTTCCAGCTTGTCTTGGAACTTCTTCAGGCCGGGCTTTTCGGCCTCCTGGGCGGCCTTGCGGATCGGATGTTGTCCGCGGGTGCCGGGGTGCTCGACCTTGTACACGATCACGATTCGTCCGCCGGACGATCGAAACGCAAAAGCAAACGGGTCGTCACTGTCCTCTTTGGGAATCTGATGCGGCTTGATGTCCTCTTCGACAAAATGCACGGGCACCACCTTGCCACGGCCGCTGATTCCGCCTCGGCCCTTCTTCAGCCCCTTGGTGGCTTTGATCTTCGCGTTCTTCAGTTGCCCGATGATCGACAGCGTCACCACGCCGCCCCGATAGCTCTTGACCTTCTGTGTGAGCGATCGCTTGAAGATCCCCGTCCGCCGCGGCGCGTTGCGTTTCGCCGCCTTAACAAATGGTGCCCCGCCGGCCCGGGTCGCTTTGCGAACGGGCCCCTTCTGGATCTTCTGCGGCAACTGCTCCAGCTTCCGGACCGTGGCCGGCAGCCCTTCCAACGTGACGGTTGTAGCGGTCATGGTCTCGTCTCAGTCTAACCAGGCCAGTTTGGGCCGCCGCCGGTACGCCTTCGGCTTCGCGTCGGTAAAGGTTGGCGGCGGGCTTTCCAGCAGTACGATTCCCGCGTCCTTGGCCTGCTGTTGTCGCCGCTCCCACGCCGTCTGCGCTTGCTTGGCGCGCCGTCTGGCTTCCCGCCAGCGTGCAATAGCCTGGAGGCTTCTTTGCTCATGGGTCCGCTCGTTCTCGTCCCACGACTGCACGGTCATGAACCCGCGATCGTCCGCGGCGAGCCCATGGCGCGCGTTGTACCGGTCGAAAGTCTCGATCAAGGTGATCGGCTGCCGCTCCGTGGTGAGAGGCGATTCGAGCAATCGGTTCCGCCGCGTTTCATTGGTCCAGCGCAGCTTGCCGGCGTAGACGTTGATTTCCAAAACCACCCGATCCGGCATGCCGTCGGCGTAATCGATCAAAGCGTCCGGAGCGTTTGCCGAGTGCGGCGAGATCAGCGTGACGTTGCCGTTCTCGTCGAAGGCGTACAACTCGCCGCTCTTGTTGACCAGGCCGGCGTGATCGGCCGGCACGCCGGTCGGATCGCTGCCGGCGTCGGCCAAGACGAACACCGGGGTGCCGCCGCCGCTGGGTACCGACGTCGTACCCAGGCAGACGTTGCCGCCAAAATACGCCTTGGCATCGGTGCCCAAAGTGAACGCTTCGAGCTGGCTCAACCCCGACGTGATCGTATCGAAGCGGATTTGAGCTCCGGCGACCAGGCCTGCCGCAAAAAGCGCGGAGCCCACCGGTAAAGAAGCCCCGCCGCCTGAAAATTCGTTGCCGGCGATCTGTAGTAGCGCGCCTCGGCTGGCTGCCAGTCCCCCGGCGCCGGTAAGCAGCACCCGTTTATTGTCCGTTCCATCCGACGTATCTGTCTTCAGCGCCGTGTCTGGATCGGTTCCCTTCAGCGTGACCACGCTACTAGCTGCGAGCGTTGTAAAGTCTCCGGCCGCCGGTGTCGTCCCGCCAATCGCCCCCGGCGCCGCAAGTCGGGCTGTCAGATTGGCCGGCGTGATTGCTCGCGCCGTATCCGTCCCAGTCACCGCCTCGGCTTCGGTCGCCAATTCGACCAGGCCGTCGGCGACGGTGGTGGCAGCGTCGAAGCGCGACTGCATTTCGTCGGCAAAATCGTCGAGCGACTCGATTTCCGTTGGGTCGACCGTGGGGCCGACGCCGATGCCTACGTAAAAGACGGCGCTCATGGGCTATTTCTCCAACGTGATCGAAAGCGTCACATCCGAGCTGCCGGCCCGGATGAACTGCAGGGCGTTGATATTCGCGTTGCCGTTGACGACCAGCGTTCCGCCTACGTCGACTTTGTGGCCTAGCGTCGCCGTCGGCGTCTCGCCGCTCCAGCACGCGACTACGGCGTCCGAAAATGGCGAGATGTAGGCGCGGCGGGCGTCTGCCAGGTCGCTGGCTCCCCAAGAGAAATCAGCGTGCGAAATGGCCTTGGCCGTGCTGCTGACCGTGGCGGACTTGGTGGCGTAGGCTTTGGTCGTATTCATGCGTCATACCTCTTCTTTGCAAAGCAGCTCGATGTCCACGCCGGTCTGTTCCGGATCGATCACGGCGCCGATATGCAGCGTTCGGCTACCCCATTCCAGGTAGTCGGTCGATTGGATCGGCGTGCTGGGATCGCCCCACAGCTCCACGCGGTAGGTCGCCTCGGCAAACAGCTTCTTGGCCCGGATCAGTTCCAGGCCGGCAAGCTGCTCGATTGAGCACGGCACGTTGGCCAGCACGGTCGATGGATCGCCCGTCTTCTGCCCGCGCGAGTCGACGGCGGTCGGTGGGTGCTTGATCGTGACTTGGTGGCGTTTGATCATGGGCTGCTGTCGATCGAATAATCCACGAAATCGTCGTAGCGGTACTGCTCGAGGATTGCTTCGGCGGCCTTGATTTGGCGGTTGTACCGTTGCTCGAAATCCCGTCGCCAGAAGGCTTCGACCAGCAGCAGCAGGGCGGCCTTGAGCAGCTCTTCGCTATCGGCCAGCTCGGCGGCCGTGTCGGCGTAGCCGGCCACGAAGCGAACCGTGACGGCCTCGGCTTCCTGGTACACCGCGGGCCACACTTGGCCGTACTTCAACGCGATCTGCCCCGGTTCCTGGTCGCTCAGCACCTTGTACACGTCGGTCGACAACGTCTGCTCGTCGCCCGCGCTGTCGAAGTACGTGACCGAGGTGACCGACTGCAGCGGAGCCAGAGGCAGGTTAATTCGTGCAGAAGACGTGGGGCAACGGTCGATATTCAATTCCCAAGTGGCAGTGAGTAGCTGCCGATGGGTATAGGTCTCGGCGTGCTGGGTCGCCGCCTTGATCAGCCTCGTCAGGTGGTCGTCGTGATGCGTGATCGCCGTCGCGACTTCCACCTGTTTTTTTGCCTCGGCCAGCGTCAGCGGCTGCTCGGTAGGCTCGGTGATCGGGGACAGGCTGTACATGGTTTCCTTGGTTTGTAGTACCGCCTTGAGGCGGAAGAGCCGGCTGAAGCCGGTACTACGAACTTTCTTCTGGCACTTCCGCGGCGGTCCAGCCGGGATTGAGCTTTTCCGTGTCGATGACCCACCGCCGCATGTCGCCGCGTCGCCATCGATCGTCGACTTGGCCGACCAGCTCCGTGAGCTGGCCGCGGATCTCGCGCAGATCTCGGCTGACGTTGGTAGCCCACGTGGCCGCGGTCCAGACCAAGCCAACGCAAGAAACAACCACGGCGATCGCCGTGGTGATTCGAACGGCGGAACTTTCGAACAACTGACGGACCATCGGGGAGCTACTTCTTCCGCTTCTTCCGATCGCGTAACCGGACGACTTTCCCGGCGGCATCGACGATACGCAACTCGAACCGCTTGACCGCTTGTGGCTTGAAGTACTTGTTGGCGTCGGCAAACAGATCGACGACCACGCCAAACTGGCCATTGCCAAGATTGATTCGCTCGTCGGGCTTGACCTTCGTACGCAGTTCGTCAAGCAGTTCGTCGGCCGATTGGTAGTACCGCGCGCCGATCGCCATTTTCTGCCGGCAGTCTTTCACCAGCTTGACGATGGCCGGCGCCCGGCGTGTCTTCGGCCTGGTCGATGCTCGTTTGGCCATAGCGTTGCCCCTGCCCCGAGTCGGAGTTCGTCCAGTCCGTCCAGCGCGTTACGCGTCAGGCGGACGTCGCGTTTTCGAAATCGCCGGGCCGGGGCAAAGCCCGACGATCTCTCGAGCGTGGTTGCTGGTGCAAACAACCACGTATCAGGTGTCTCGTCGACGACGCGGCCGTAGATTTTGATGGCCACCGCTCAGTCCCTCCCATTCGATAGAGGTCAGAGCCGCGGGCTTGTTCACCAATATGCTATCGGCCGCGTCAAGTCCGAGGCTGCAGCTACTTGGTGCCTTCGGCCGGGCTAACCAAGGCCACGCCGGCGATTGTCCCGGCGGTGGTGTTGTCGACCGGGACCTGGCTTCCGCGGTACTGGATGGCCCAGATGTCGCCAACGGTCGATTCGGTTGTGGGTGTCACCACCATCCGCACGTACCGATCGCTCGGGCGCTGGATGTCGATGAACAGGTCCTCGTCGCTGGCACCGCCCAGCGTGATTTCCGAGTCTTCCAGATCGTTGAAAGTGCTGTCATCCGCTGACTGTTCCGCGTGGGCGGTGTTGTCGGCGGCTGGGGTGCCCAGACTGGTCAGGAACAGCACACCGTCCCAACCGTCCATATCGACCGACGCGCTTTCGACATCGTCGGTACTGGCCGCCGTGGGATCAGCGACCTTGGTGATCTTGCAGTTTTCGCTCAAAAAGCCGACGTTCACGTTCTAACTCCTCGCGAGTTGGGTTGTGTGGTGCAGGTCTGGTCGCAGTCTCCGGAGCCCGCCGCGTGGCCGTCTCCGGGTTCGTAGTACCGGCTTCAGCCGGCTGTGGGTTAGGATTCTTCATCGCTGAGCTCGTCGATGGCCAATCGAATGCGTTCGGCCACCTTCGCGCCGATCCCTTCGGTCTCGGTCAGATCCTCGGCCTCGGCCACGTCGGCCAGCGTCAGATATCCCTCTTCGGCCAGCGCGTCGACCACTTTGGCCGGGACGTAATCGCCCAGGTGCGAGATAGGCAGCGTCGCCCACGATGACGCATTGTCATTTACGTCTGTGTTGTCACCGTCGTCGTGTGACGCGCTGCCTTTCGCGGGTTTCTTGGCCTTGGTCGGTTTCTTGAGCAAGGCCATGCGGCTGCGCCGATTCGGGCCGACGACGTCTTGATCCGCCGGCACGGCGCGATTCGTGAGGATCAGTGCCTCGCCTTCGGCGTCGGTCACCTCGATCACGTCTTGCGCCCGCTGCCGGACGAAGCGATTGCCCTCGTCGACGACTCGCGAGCGTTTGAGTTTCACCTTCATTCGTAGCTCCTAAGCCGGTTGTGCCAGGTGCTTGACCGGGCAGGCCGTATCCTGCTGGGGTCGCAGCAAGTTGCCGTCGACGCTCCAGTAGGCGATGAACGCTGTCTGGTCATACTCGGCGTACCGTTCGACCAGCCGCTTCAGTCGCAGTATGCCGGCACGACGAACCTTGTAGTACTCCAGCCTGCCGCCCAAAACCGTCTTTGCGCTGGCCTCGACCGTGTCGGCCATCTTCTGGTTGATCTCGAATCCCCACCCTTCGATCGTGTCCGGAGCTCCGACGCGGGCGTTGCTCTGATAGATCGGGTTGCCGTTCTCGTCCTCGATTAGCCGCACGGCTTCCAGGATGTTGTCGTGAAACATGAACCGGCTGCCGGGTCGCAGCGAGGGGTCGATCGAGTGCTGCAGGCCCACGAAGTCCGCTCGGTCCAAGGCCGCGGCGGCCGCCGCTTCTTGGCCTTCCGGCGTGCGAGGCACAATGCCGCGGATCCGGGTTTGGCCCGTGGTGCACTCGCTGCTGGTCTTGCGTCCCAACCGTTCGCCCATCATGCGGCCGAGGATGGCCGCCAAATTGAAAACGCTGTCACGCATCAACGAGAAGGGCACCTTGCACATCTTGCTGTGCATGTCGAACGCGCCCCATTTCACCTGCTCGAATGCCGGATTGGCTTCGGTGCTATGATCTTGGTTTTCGTCGGCATAGGCGCCTTCGTTGTCGGTGTCATCGCCAACCGGCCAAGCGATTTCTTCACCGGTTGCCGTGGTGATGGTCTCGGCGACTCGAAGGATTGCGCCGAACTCGATTGCCGCCAGTTCGATCGACGTAAGCAACTGGCCCGGTGCAACCAGGTATCCGCCGCTGCCACCGGTCAGGCCACTCAGCGCCCGACCTTCCAGCAAGTCAACGAACGCCTCGGCACGCTGATCGTGGTGTTTGGAACGGATGGTCCGCTGGATGGTGCGGATCCCTTCGGTCGGCAGTAACTGCAAACGCAACTCGTTCACGGCAGGGTTGAACTTCAGCCGCTCGCACGCTTCGTGGTGGCGATCGGCGATCGTGTCGTTGTCGATGCCTCGCATCGCCCAGACCGCGAATGCGAGACCGAGATCTCGCTGTCGAGCGGCCCACTGCCGGGCGTGGTCGCGATCGTCGAATCCGAGATCGCCGTAAGTCCGGCCCTGGCCGTCGGCCCGATCGTCCAGATTCGTCCGGTTCGGATCGTCCCGCAGCGATCGCTCGTTGAACTCTTGGGTTTCCGCGCAACGCGCCGCCACGTCGGCCGCCCGCTGCTCTTCCTCGATCGCCGATCGCACGGCGTCGTAATCCTTGTTAACGGCTTCCCATTCGTCACGCGTGTTATCAGGCCACAGCTCGACGTCCTGGCCGGCGTCGCGTTTCTTCCTCCGCTCGTTGAACTCTTTCCCGCTCCTCTGGATTTCCGCGTTTAGCTCGCCGCCTTTCTCCCGCAGTTCCTTCAGGCCCAGGTTTTCCTCTTTGCCGCGGATCGTCACGGCGATTCCCAGCACGGGAGCCAGGCTCAGCGCGGTCAAGAGCTGTGCAGGATCGGTCAGGCAAAGGATGGCCATCACGGCCACGCAGGCGCAGACGGCCAAGGTGATCGGTCGTGTCAGGTGGTACGTCACAGAATTTCGCATTTGGTTGGATCCTCTCGGCCGAGGGCAGCGGTGAAAAAGACACGGCGACCGCCCGCCGGCAGTGAATTGGTGGACCTTCACAGCCGCAAGCCGTCGCCGTATGGACGCCGATCAGAGCTCGCGCTCAGGTTTTGGAGGTTTCGGAGTCGGCGGCCGGCAATGAGCGATCGGCGTATGGACGCGCGTCAGTCAGAAAGCCGGCGCCAGGTTCAGAGCCCGATTCTGTCCCCACGACAGGCCGGCGCGCGCTTTTTCAGAAAATCCGTAGTACCGCCTTTAGGCGGAAGAGCCGGCTCAAGCCGGTACTACGAACACCGCTTCGACCAGCCCGACAGGATCCATTGCCCACACAGCGTCACATACGCCCCGTAAGCGACCCACACGGGCATAGGAGCAGCCAAGGCCCACAGTGCGAAACCCAGGCAGATCAGCCCCAGGGCTTCAGTGACGAAAGCGATCGCCAAGTCGCAGAATCGAGCCATTTCCGCCGCCCCAAGAGAAAAGCGGCGTGTTGGTCCGGCAACCAGCACACCGCGGGAGAAAGAAAGATGTCGGATCGTACGGCCAGCGGTCCTTGACGGCAAGGCGGATTGTAATATTTACACGCCGCGCCCCTTGCTAGCAACAGAAAACGCCCCCACGCGCCAACCCGGGAGAGTATCAGGCTTTCGCGCGTGGGGGGTCTTTCCCCACAGCGACGTGCGTTGCGTTAGTAGTCTTCGGTTCGCCGAGCCGGCCGGCTACATCCCAAGTTGCCCCGATCTCACCTCCGCCAACCGAGCCGTAACCCTCACGGCCTCGGCCTCTCGCTCGGCAAAATCCTTGCCGTCCAGCCCCGACCGCTTCCACCGATCGTGCTCGGCGCGGATCTCCGCCAGGTCCCTGCCCCGGACGCGGACTCCGGTGGTCGTCGACTGATAGGCCGGGAATACCACCGGCCCCACTTCCCAAAGATTGACCTCTTCAATCTGGCGGATGTATACTTCCCGATCGTCCCGCTCTTCCTCGATCCAGACCACCCGCTTCACCTCGAAGATAAAGCTGGATCCGGAGACGTCGCCGCGGCCGATCGGCGTGATCACCTGGTCGCGCGCCATCTGCGTGTCCGGTGGATCCACCGAATAGAACAGGCCCGTCTGATCCGACCGCAAGGCCAGCGTCGCCGGGTCCGATCGGTTGCGGCCCAGCACGATATTGGCGTCGTGATTAAACAGCGACCGCACGTCGTCCTCCTGGATGGCCCGATCGAAGGCCCCCGCCGCGATCCGCTCGTACGTGTCGCGCCACAGCTTGTACTCGGTCCCCGGATCGTCCGGATCGTAATACACCGCACCGTAGCCTTCGATCTTCGGGGTCTTGTCGTCGCTGCGTGACGCCAGCCGAAGGTTCGATCGATCCGCCGCAAGAACACGTTGTTCCGTTGCCATTTCTTAATCCTTATCACGAGTTAAGTTATCGGTTTGGTTTCCGAGGAAACGTTCAGCAAAATGGGCCGGCGCCGCCTCCCGGTAGATATCGCACCACGCGGCCATGTCGTCCTCGTTGTCAGCGACCAAACGACACTCGCCGTAGAAGTTCGCAAGCACGTCGTACGGCACGTTGCTGCCGCTACCCAGCCCGCAGGCCTCGCACACAGCGCGGACGGGCTCGAATATCTCCTCACACTTGTCGCCGTGCTCCTCCGTGATCGCGGCCAAGAATTCCGCAATCTTTCCCCGTTTCGCCGATTTCTGCGCGTGAATCGTCAGCCGCGTGACCATACGTGTCACGGCATCGCCGATAAGCGCTCGAAGCGCCTCGATCGTCGCCGCCCGCTGCTGCTCGTCGATCGCCGCCCGCTGCTGCTCGTTCTTGCTGTCCCCGTCGCTTCCGTCCCCTTGGTCCTTTCCGTCCTTTCCCTTCTCCCCCGCCACGTCCATATTCTTCGGCCGGTAGAACTTCTCGCCCTCGCCGCCGGCGATCGGGTTCATGTTGAACCACCGTCGCACTTCGTCCCGATTGAAAATCCCCCACTGCACCCCGCGCGTCCCCACGGACATCACCGTGTTGGTGTCCGCCCACAGCAGCGCCTGGACGTTGTAGTCGATAAAGTGCGTCCGGCGACGACGCTCGTGTTCGGTCAACAACTTGACGTTCGTCTCGGCCTTGATTGCCGTAAGCCAATAACTTAACGTCTCGTCGTAGTACGCCCGCTTGGCCGCTTCCTCCGAGTTGTACGAGATCGACTCCTTGGCGCCTAACCGGCTCGGAGCCATCCGGTAGAACCGCGCGACGTGTCGGACTTCCTCCTCGTCCTGCTCGGCCATCTGCGCCTGTTCCGGGTTGACCATGGTGGTGTGAAACTTGAATCCGTCGCGCAACACCAACGTCTTGAACGCGTTGTCCTTACTGAACTTCTTGTCCGCGATCGCCTCCTCCACCTTCTTTCGCGCCTTATCGGACGCACCAGGTGGCACCTGGAGCACGCCCCCAGCGTGCAGCCCATTCGAGAAGAACTTGCTTTGAAACCGTCGACGAGCCAACGCCACCCCGATATTGTGCCGCGCCCGGTTGACCAGGCCGCACGCCGTGACCTGGTCGATCGACACGTTCTCGAGCACCAGCACATCGTCCCAAGCAAACGCCTCGAGCCGGCCGTCAATCTCGCTGATCACCCTCAGCCGGCCGCGGATCTTCTCCATGTACGTCCGATCCGGCAGCAAGTTGTACAGCCCCAACGGTGTCCCGTCCCCAGCTCGGTCAATCCAAATGTAACCCCGCGGCCACAGCAACGCGTGAACCAAGAACCGCCGCCACAACGACAGCGACGTGACTTCGTCGTTGGCCTTGCCGAGCAAGTTGATTAGGGGATATGCAGGGTGCGACCGGTCGACCGACCGCTCCTCGCCGTCGCGTTTGAACACGTCCAAGGGCAGCTTCGACACGTCGCCGCTGATCATCCCCACGGCCTGCCACACGGGCGAATACGTCAGCGCCTTATCCACGCCCACCGACTCGCCCGACTCGGTCCCCGTCGTCCAGCCGGCTTCCTCCCAAGCGTCCGGATCCTGCAGCGAGACCGAAGGATTCTCCAACGATCGATACGCCAGATCCGCCGCCAGGCTCCCCCGCGGCCGAAGATCGTACCCAAACCAACCGGCGATTGTTTTCAGCATCAAATAAACTCCACGTCGTGATCGTCGTCGTCGTACCAGGTAGGCCCCTCATCCTCGCCCGCAACCGCGTCCCGGATCGCCATAATCGCAGCCACGGGGCCGTCTATCGTGCGGTGATCACCGCGCTTCTGCCGTACCGGGCGAATGTTCCCGTTCGCATCCGAATACGCTTTCGTATGCCCCAATTGCCACGTGAAAATCGGGTGCCCGTTGTGCCGTAACTTCTTCAACGCGATCAGCCGCCCCATGGCCTTCATCGGCGGGCTGAAATGCATGATCTTCTGCGGAAACTCAAACCGAGGCACGCCCGTGGCTTCGCTCAGCCGCTGCGTCAAGTACTCGGCCTGGAAGAGCGGATCGAAGTAGAACCGCTGGACGTCGAACACACCGAACAGATCGATCAGATCCTTCAGTACCCGGTCGTAGTCGCACGCATCGCCAGGCGTGAGCGTGATCAGCCCTTTCTCCGACCAGTAGCGATACGGCACCTTCTCGCCCAGCTTCAGCGCCTCCGCCTCCGGCAGCCAGTAGAACGGCAGCAGCCGGACCAGCTCGTCCTGCTTCTCGTCCGGAAACGCAAACACCGCCGACGTCGTATCGTGATGCGTCGCCCCGTCCAGCGCCACATAACACGTCTTGCCCCGTAGCTTCGACACGTTGAAAGCCTCGAAGCAATCGATCCTCTTCCGCCCCGCCTTCTTCCTCGCCGGCTCCCCGGCATCCCAGCGATGAATCCCCCCCAGATCCGAAATCCACGCGTCCTCGGCCGTCTTCCAAATGCCCAGCCGAAGGCGGAGCCAGTCCGGCCACTGCGTCGGATCCTGCAACGCGGCCCGGTAGTCGCCGCGGAAGTCCGACAGTTTCAGGATCGCCTTCCGATCTTTGCCCAGGCTTGGATTCGCCTTCAGCCATACCTTCTCGTCGTGTGGATCGTCGTCTTTGTCGGCGGCGTAAATCCGCCCCAGAAACTGCTCGTCGCGCTGCCGGCCCTCGTTGATAGCCCGCGTCTTGTCGTGTTGCGTCCGACAGATCGACCCCATGTCGCTGCCGGCCGTCGTGATCGCAAAAAACAATCCCTCGGGCATTGCCGCGAGCATCCACCGCAACGTGTTCCAGAACTCCCAATCGGTCCACCGGTGCAGCTCGTCCGCCAGACAGTTCCCATTCACGCCGTCGGCGGTCATCGCGTCGGCCGCGGCGATCGACCACAGCGAGCCCGTTGCCGGGTACTCGATCACACGATACCCATCCTCTGTCCGCAGCTTCGCAACGCGCTTGAGCTCCGGGCTTGCTTGGCACATCCCCACCGCGTGCGAGTGGACGATCTTCGCCTGCTTTTTCGACGTGGCCACGCTGAAGTTCTTGGTCGACTGGTTGCCGTCCCCGAACAGAAGATACGCCCCGACCAGCGCCATCAGGGGAGACTTGCCGTTCTTCTTCGGCACCTCGAGGTACGCCCAGCGAAACCGACGAACAACCCGCTCCCACTCCGACGAGTACCGCACCCAGCCAAACAACCGTATCAAAAACTCGACCTGCCAATCCAACAGATCGAACGGCTTGCCCCGCCACGCGCCCTCGGTCAACACGGCGTACTTCGAGCCCCAGTCGATCACGTGCTCGCCGCGCTGAGGCACAAACCAGCAGCCGTTCAACAACGCCCGCTCGTCCGCCTCCTCGCCCTCGCCCTTCCGCAGCCACTTCAGCCACCCCTTCCGCCGAGCCTTGTTTTTCAGCTCGATCAGCTTCGTGCTTTGTCGTCGTCGCGCCACAGATCATGGCCTCATCGCCTCATCGTCGCGTGTCTTCTCACTCGCAAAATCCACCAACGGTGAACCCGCCGCCTTGCCCTTGCCCGGCTTCAGCGTCCCGCCGGCATGCGGAGTGAGCCCAAACTTCGCCCACAACTTCTGCAGCTTATCCAGCGCGCCGTTCATCGCCCGAACCGCCGGCGTCTCCTGCTCGTACCCACTCTCCGTGCAGAAAATCCATCGATCCGGGTCCTCGGCGAGCCACAGCTTCTTGCGCTGATACAAGTCCCACTGATCACACAGCGCTTCGAGCGCTTCCAAGTGCAACTGCGTCAGCGACCCCTGCTCGACCAACAGCGGAGCGATCCGTTCCCAATACTCCCGCCCGTAAGTCCCCAACGTTCCCGGCGCAGTCGGAACATCATTAAGCGGCTTCGATTTCGCACCCTTCGTCGACGAACTCCCCCGCGCCGATCGGCGCGGCGTCTTTTTCACCGACTTCCGCGCTGTCTTGGGTTTCGCCGGCTTCTTCGCCGCGGTCTTTGTGCTCACTCGCTTGGTCGCCAGCGGATACCCCCCCCTCAAAATTCGCCGAAAAAATATGCGCGATGGCGGCTTGGTCTACGCTCGTCAGGTCGATTAGAAAATCGGCCCCCCTGGTGCTCATGCTTGTCATTCGCGTTGCTCGAGCATGGTCTTGGCGCTGTGACAACTGTCGCAAAGTGGCTGCCAGTTTTGTTCATTCCAAAAGAGTTCGGCGTTGCCGCGGTGTGGTATGACGTGGTCAACGCAAGTCGCCGGCGTCGTGTCGCCTTTCGCCTGGCACGCTCGACAAAGCGGGTGTTCATCGCGGTAGATCTTGGCCGCCTGCTGCCATCGCCTGTTGTAACCACGCTTCGCCGCGGATGGCCTGGTCTTTCGTTTAGGCCGCTGGCGTTTGGCTCGCGTAGGCATTGGCTTCGCAGATGAGGCAGCGATCCGTGCGGACCAGGTTGCCGCAACTACAGCGCCACGGATCTGCTGTGCGTAAGGTGGCTCGTGTGTCCTGCAGTACCTGCTTGACGGCGGCAAAGCTACGTTTGAGGACCCGGGCGATCTCTCGGATTGAGCTACCTTCTCGGTGCAGTTGCTTGATAGCCGTGCGCTCCTCGGCCGTGATGGGTAGCCGTCGACGCCTTGGCGTGGCTATCTTTCGAGCTCGACGACATACAGTTGCGACGGACACGCCGACCACCTCGGCGATCGTTGCTTGGCTGTGGCCGGCGGCCAACAGGGCAGCGATTTGTGATCGTTGATCGTCCGGCATGGCAGAGAAAAAGTTTCCGAGATTTTGTGAGACGCGCGCGCTTTTTCATCGGTTGCGGGGCCGTGAATCTTGAAACGGACAGCAAGTTCCGGGCCGAGGAGTACTACCCAATATCTTGCGCCGTGTCCTTCCGCTTGGGTGCGGTTAGCCGTTCGGCCGTGTCTCGGAGGTTCGATCTACGGAACCGAAGG